TACATTAAGTAATACTGCTTCAACTAACACTGTAATTGTTACACTGAACGGTGTGGTACAAGTTCCAACAACAGATTATACAGTTAGTGGAACAACATTAACATTTACTACAGCACCAGCAACTGGTGACAAAATTAGTGTTAAAATATTTTCAAGTATAACGTATCTAGACAGAATACAAGATGCTGATGGTGATACAAAAATACAAGTTGAAGAAAGTGCAGATGAAGACGTAATACGTTTTGACACTGCCGGTTCTGAAAGACTTTCTATAAATGCTAGTGGTTTAACTGTTACAGGTACATTGAACACACATACTATTCCAAGTGGTACAGGCACACTAGCATTAAAAAAGACGCCACAAATAGGAACATTTACAACATCACAAGATACAACTAGTTCGTCTTATGTAGATGTTACAGGATATACTACAAGCATTACAACAACTGAAGCAAACAGCAAGTTAAAAGTGAATTTAGTTATTACAAGAAGTGGTGATGCTGGTAAAATTAAACTAGTTAGAACAGTTGGAGCAACAGATACAGATATTATCGAAATTCCGTTTTTATCTGGTGATGGTAACTTAACAAGTTCATATATTGATTCTCTTAGTGAATCTTCTGGTACTACTGTAACTTACAAAATACAGCATACAACTAATGGATCGGGTACTGTTTATGTTAATTACGGCACAACAAATAACCAAATTTCCATTGAAGAATTGTAGTTAAATTAACCTATAATATTATTAATATACCTTTATGATAAATAACAGTATCGTGCTTTAAGGTATCTTAAACATAAAGCAAGACGGAAGTAATTCCTAAATTACATCTGCTAAACCGGCTCATTGGGCCAACAGCGGAAAGACTGTGTAGATGTAATTAAAACTCAAATTTTAATAAATACATTTACATAGAATAAACTATTAATTATGTAAAGGAGTTGTGGAACTATGCCCGTAACAAGAATTAAAACCAATCAGATAACTGATAGTGCAGTTACAACGGCTAAGATCGCCGACACGGCGGTAACGGCAGGTAAACTGGCTAACAATATCACCTATGGTTCAAATCTAGTAATTTCAGGCAACCTTACTGTAAGCGGTACAACAACAACTGTAGATTCAACGAATACTACTGTTGCTGACCCGTTAATGGTTTTATCATCAGGAGCAACTGGCTCAGCCACTGTTGACTCTGGTTCATTAACAGAACGTGGTGACGATACTAACGTGTTTATTGGATGGGACGAAAGTGCCGACCAATTCATAGTCGCTACTACATCTGACGATGGATCAACTGCTGGTAACATAACCGTTTCGGCGTACTCTGCTTTTCAGGCAGGCTCTGTTATTGTAGATAATACAACTATAGATTCAGACACAATCTCTACTTCAAGTGGAGATTTAACATTAAATCCATCCGGTAACGTTGCTCTTAACAGTAACAAGATTACTGGAATGGCAGAACCAACAGCATCAAGCGATGCGGCTACTAAGTCGTATGTTGATAGCCAATTGGGTTCTGCTACTACACTTGTAGAAGGTAACACATCTGTTGTTGCTAGTGACTCAGGTTCAGGTAGCGTAGTATTTGAAATCGATTCAACTACTGTATTAACTGCTACTTCATCTGACGTTACTATGTCTTCAGCAGTCGTATCAGACTTAACTGATAACAGAATTGTGTTGGCTGGAACAAGTGGCGCTTTAGAAGATGATTCAAACTTCACTTTTGATGGTACAACTTTAACAGTTGGTCAAACTACTATTGCTCAAGCAACTGGTAATACAACTGTTGGTGGTACATTAGACGTAACTGGTGCTACAAACATTAACGATACTACTGCTTCATCAAGCACAACAACTGGTGCTTTGATTGTTGATGGTGGTATGGGTGTTGCTGGCGACATTTACGGTGGTGACGTATTAAACATCGCAGGTGCTACAACATTACAAAGTACATTATCAGCAGGTAACACTTCTGTTGCTACTTTAGATGCTAGTGGCCAAGCAAACTTTAACGCTACAACAACATCAACAACTAACACTACTGGTGCTGTCATCATTGACGGTGGTTTAGGTTTAGCAGAAAACTTAAACATGGGTGGTTCATTAGACGTTGACACAAATGCAACAATCGCTGGTAACTTACAAGTTGACGGAAACTCAACTATTGGTTCAGGTTCGGCTGACACTATTGCCCTAAATGGTACTATTAACAGTGACATTTTAGCATCAAGTGGAACAGGCGGTAAACCAGATGTAACATTAACAAACACAAATGCTGACGCTGATGCTTCAAGCATTAACTTTGTTAAAGACAGTGCTTCTCCGGCAGACGACGATGCACTAGGTAACATCAACTTTAAAGGTGATGATGATGGCGGAAACGAAACTATATTCGCTAAAATCTTAGCACAAAGTTCAGATGTAACTGATGCTTCAGAAGATGGTATTATCCTATTCAACGCTATGAATGGTGGTACTATTGAAACTATCCTTAGAGCAGGTTCTCTAGTAGATGGTACAAGAGCAATTAGAGCCAACTCAAGTTACACACCAAGTGACAACTATGACTTAGCAACAAAAACTTATGTTGATTCTCAAATTTCATCAGCAGGTTCGGCTATTTCAGCAGGTGACACAAACGTTACTGTAACAGATACAGGTTCCGACGGTAAGATTGCTTTCAATACTGATGGCACTGAAGTTGGTTCATTTGATGGATCTACATTTACAGCAGGCGGCATGACATTTAATGGTGGTGCTATTGCTAGAGGTGGTTCAGATATTACTATGTCTGAAAACTTTATCATTACTGGTAACTTAACAGTTAATGGTACTACTTCTACAACAAACTCAACTACTGTTACTGTTGATGACCCAATCTTTACACTAGGTGGCGACAGTGCTCCTGGTTCAGATGACGGTAAAGACAGAGGTATTGAGTTTAGATATTATGACTCAGCGGCTAAAATTGGCTTCTTTGGTTATGATAACTCAGCGGAAGAGTTTGTATACTTAACAGACGTAACTAACACCTCAGAAGTTATGAGCGGTACTGCTGGTAACATCAGTGTTGGTAACGTTAAATCATCAAGTTTAACAGCAGGTCGTGTTGTAACAGCCGGTACTAACGGTGTGTTAGAAGACAATGCTGGTTTAACATGGGATGGTACAAACTTAACTACAACTGGTCAGTACATTGGTGCTACACTAGATATTAGTGGTGCTGGTGACGTTGGTGGTGACTTTACTGTTGCTACTGATAAGATGACTGTATTAGCGGCTTCTGGTAACACAGATATTGCTGGTACGTTAACAACTGCTGGTGCTGTTAACATCGACGATACAACTGCTTCAACAAGTAGTACTTCAGGTGCTTTAATTGTTGACGGTGGTGTAGGTGTCGCTGGTAACTTATATGTTGGTGGAACAATCAATGGTACAGGAACTACAACGTTCTCAGGTGCTTTAGATGTTACACTTACAGTAACACTTAACGGTGGCTTAACTGTTGCTTCAGGTCAATCTGTAGCGATGGGTGGCAACAAAGTTACAGGTGTTGCTGAACCAACAGCAAGTACAGACGCGGCAACTAAAAACTACGTTGATTCACAACTTGGTGAAGTTACTAGACTTGTAGAAGGTAATACAACTGCTACTGTTTCTGATTCAGGAACAGGTTCGTTTGCTGTTGAAGTTGATTCAACTTCAGTATTAACAGCGGCATCAGGTGGTGTTACAATGAACAGTGCTACAGTTTCAGATCTAACTGATAATGAAATTGTACTTGCTGGTACATCAGGTGCTATTGAGGGTGACTCAAACTTTAGATTCAATGGTTCAACTTTTGACATTGGAGCAAGTGGTTCTGAGACATTCCAAGTTACTGTAGGAAGTGGTAATACAACTGTTGGCGGTACATTAGACGCTACTGGTAAAATTACAGCGTCAGCGGCTCTTGAAGTTGATGGCGAGGCTACATTAGCAAGTGCTGTTATTGAAGACTTAACAGACAACAGAGTAGTTATTGCTGGTACAGGTGGTGCAGTTGAAGATAGTGCTAACTTAACATTTGATGGTACTACACTTACAACTACTGACTTAACAGTTGATAACATTGGTATTGATGGAAACAGCATTGTTGCTGATTCGGGAGCATTGATATTTGAAGGCGTTGCCTCAAATGCAATCATTGTTAACGAAGCAGGCGCTGATGTTGACTTCAGAGTAGAAGCAAGTGGCGAGGCTAACGCTTTATTTGTAGAAGGTTCTACAGGTAACGTTGGTATAGGTACTGGTACACCTACAACAGGTGTTTCATTACACGTTAACGCTACTGACTCTATGATGATTCCGGTAGGTACTACTGCTCAACGTCCTGGTTCAGCGGCAACTGGTATGTTTAGATTTAACTCTACATCAGGTAACATTGAAGTATATACAGGTTCTGAATGGAACGCTGGTGCTGACTTTACAGTTATTACTGCTGACTCGTTCAACGGTGATGATACTACAACAGCATTTACTTTAAGCACAACTGGTACAACTGCTACAACTCTTGTTTCACTAAACGGTGTTGTACAGATTCCAACTACTGCTTACGCTGTATCTGGTACAACTTTAACATTTACAGAGGCTCCGGCAACTGGTGATGTTATTGACGCTAGAGTATTAACTACAACATCAACTATTACTAGCATGACTGATGCTGATGCTGATACGAAAGTAGAAGTAGAAGTAACTTCTGACGCTGATGAAATTCAATTCACAGCAGGCGGAACAGCGATTGCTAAAGTAACAAGTGCTGGTATTATACCAAACGTTAACTCCAACGGTACAACAGGTTTTGACTTAGGAGCCTCAAACGCTCAATGGAAAGACTTGTATGTTTCCCAAGGATCTTTATACGTTAACGGTAAACAAGTTATCCAGGATGATAGTGGTACAATTACTGTCCAAACAGACGCTAACCAAAACTTGAAAGTAACAGGTGGTTCAGGATCTGGTTTATTACAACTAGACTCTGGTTCAGGAATCCAATTACTAAGAGCAACTACAATGGGCTCAGGTGTTGGTATTTCCGCTCATGCTGATGATTCAGCAACGGGTGTTTTACTTCCAGATGGTGCTAAAGCGGCTAACGTTACAATCATTGGTAACAGTGTTAAAAACGATGTTACTAACGAAAACTTGGTACTTCAATCAAACGGTACTGGTGTAATCCAACTTAATGATGAAGTGTCAGCAACAGGTAACGTAACTATCGCTGGTAACTTAACTGTAAACGGTTCAACAACAACTGTTAGCACAACTAACACAACTGTTGAAGATCCACTACAGATTTGGGCAACAGGACAATCAGGTACACCGGCTTATGATGCTGGTTGGGTTGTAGAGCGCGGTTCAAGTGCTAACGTGGGTATGATTTGGGACGAAAGTGCTGATCAATTCGCGGCAATCAACACAGCAGAAGACGGTACAACAGCAGGTAACGTAACTATTAGCTCATACGCTGATATGAGAGTTGCTACACTTACTGGTACAGCAACAGCGGCACAATACGCTGACTTGGCAGAGAACTACTCAGCAGACGCCGAGTACGCTCCAGGTACTGTTGTACACTTTGGTGGCGAGCATGAAGTATCACTTTGTGATATAGATGCTTGTAGAAAAGTGGCTGGTGTTGTTACTTCTAATCCTGCTTACTTAATGAACGCTGAAATGGAAGCAGACAATGTATGTGCTGTAGCACTACAAGGTCGTGTACCGGTTAAAGTAACTGGTAAAGTTTCCAAAGGTGACATGATGGTAAGTGCTGGCAACGGTATGGCTCGTGCTGAAGAAGATCCAAAAATGGGTTCTGTAATTGGTAAAGCATTACAAGACCATGATGGTGAAGAAGGCACAATTGAAGTTGTAGTAGGTAGACTATAAACTAAAGTCCACAACTCAAAATTACAAAAGGGCGGCTTAGGTCGCCCTTTTTTTATGGCCAGCCCATTTATTGTGAATAAGTAAATGTATGCTGAACGATATACTTAAAAAGAGATTTACTTGTAGGCAATGGGACAGATCTAGAGAAGTTCCCTTTGAACTAATACAAGGTATTTTACAAGATGTATATGACTCGCCGAGAAAAAACGGTGATGCTAGTGTTGTTGTTAAAGTTTTAACACCAAGTGAAGAAGGCGAAAGACTAAAAGACGAGTTATTGAAAGTAACTTGGTGTAGAGATGGCGACAAAGGCGCTTTAGATAATACTGGGCCAATTAGGATACAAGGACAACTTACTGCTCCTTATGTATTCTTATTTGGTACAGTTAATGAAGTTCATTATAATGTTCATCATGTAGCCAATGCTACATTACAAACAACAACAGCAATGATATCAGCAGAAGAAAAAGGACTAAACACAGGGTATTGTCAATGTGTAGAACCTAAAGAAGTTTTAACGACAGATATAAATTTCTATGCTATGAGTCTTTTAGGAATTGGGTACGGCGAAACACCAAGTAATCATCCAGAACCATATAGCATTAACAAAGTAACTATACTTGAAGGTGAACGACACTATGATATGACTAATGTTGTTCCAGGACATCCATATTTTGACGAAAGAGAAAAACCACCAATGCCAGATATGAGCATTATTGTCTAAAATTAATAATAAGTAAAAGTATGCTAGGAAGAACTTGTGACCAATATGATGGTGAGTATTACACTACTGGTCTAGAAATCAAAGACGGAAAAAGAGAAGAAACAAAAGAGTTTATACCTCGAACTGTTTTTAACGATACCCATTTGGGCTATGCTGTTTGTATAGCAAATGGAGAAAGTCGATTAAAGTTCAACATTGATTTTTTAAAAAGCCACCAAGGTGGATTATTAGGAAGTAAATCTTTACAAACATATGGCTGTAATGGATTGAGCAGAAACTTTAAACCAGATTTTTTAGTAGTAGGAAATCAATTAGCAGATGAAATAGCAGACAGTACTGAGTATTATGATATACCTTACGCTGATGAAAATATAGTTTATGCTACTAGTAGTATTTGTATGAAATACCCAGGCAAGTTTAATTTAGTACCAGGTAACGTTAAGATGGACGCCGGTAGTACTGCTGTTTACCTTGCTTGTTTTGATAAACATCATACAGTCTATATGTTAGGATATGACGGGCAGACACCAGATTATAACAATAATGTATATGCTGGTACTCCTGGATATATGCCACACGAACATAATGTACCGTCAGATAAGTGGCGAAGAAACCTTTGTAAGATATTTGGAGCATATCCTGATACACAGTTTATTTGGGTTTGTGACAGTACACATTTATTTCCAGATGATTTTAATTGGTATAAAAATGTTAAAGCAATAAACTATAGACAGTTTATATCAGAAGCAGACATTGGAAGTTTTGATCATAGATCAAAATGATTAATTAAGTTTTTAATTTTTTCACTTATAACATCTATATTAAGAGTAGTGTATAATCCTGGGTGTAATGGTTTTGGAAAGTGATCAATGTCTACCCAACAATACCCAATATGTTCATTGTTTAAGTCTGGAATAAATTCTTCTTCAACTATATTAACAAACGTTTCGTAAACAAAGTTATTTTTTTCGTTAGTAAATTTTTCAATAGGTACAGTTTTAATAATATCAACAGATCCTACTTCCTCAAGTATTTCTCTGTTCATTGCTTGAAAGATAGATTCACCTTCTTCAACTTTACCTCCGACTAAAGCCCAAGTATGCTTATAAGTTTTAGCATCTCTTAAAACAAAAAGAAAGCGATTAGTTTTCTTAGCCCAAAATAAACAACCAACGCTGTTTAAAGTACTAGTCTCCATGACCCTGCTTCGTATTCGCCCTCGTAACTTTTGAGCCATTTGATTCCGTCCCATTTATATTGAACTCCTGTGTTGGAGTTTGTAAGGTATTCTGTTCCAGGTTTAGCACTGCTATCAAATACAATATTCCATTTACCATTTTTATACTCAACTATATCATTGCCTGGCGATATAAGTTCTTCGTTGTTTGCTCCTTTCCAAGCATCAGCACCGTCGGTATTTGAACTATCTCCTATAGGTGCTACTAGTAAGTATCTTTGTCCCTCGGCTGAAGCAGGTAAACCTGACCCTGGACCTTTCTTTTGAGGGTTTATAATAGCATTAACAGTTGGTAATGTATTAGATGGAACAGTATCAGTATCTACATTAAATATTAAAATATCCTCATTTGTAGGATGATAAGCAACGGTTCCAATAACTTCTTTACCGTTTGCTTGAGTAAACCTCAATTGACTAGTACCGTTGTTAAGTGTTGCTTCTTGTTCTCCAATTAGTTTTCCAAAACTGTTAATAGTTGCTCGCCAACTAGGAGTTACTTTAGTTTGTTCTGTTATGTTTACTGACGTTAGTGTATCTGTTGTTGGAGTATGAAAGTGTATTAATTGTGCTTGGTTACCTAAAATTATAACTGATCGGTTCTGAGGAGTACAAACAATTCTGTTTCCGTACAATAGTCCAAGGTCTAAATCACCAACAGTACCGCCATCGTCAAAAATTCCAGCAAGTACATTTCTAATAACGCCTAACTTTTTAACTTTAGCAGGCATACTTAACCATATAGGCATACTAAAGTTTAGTGTAGCAATATCTATTTGATCTTCTGTGCCTTGCGGAATACTTCTACTTGAAAACTGTTGTCCTGTAAGTTCAACATAACTTAAACTAGTCCAGTCGATATAGTTGTCAGTGCTTTGTATTTCCATATCAGGATTAAACAAGCATAAAATTTGTTCTAGTAGTTGTAATTTTTGTTCTGTGTTACTAGTCCATATATCAACATTCATTTCTAATCTATAAGGTGTAGGCATTGCTCTTTCAATAGTATATGCTTCGCCTTGCTGTTGTGTATATTCGCCAGTGTTTTGATCCATTGCTCTAGTTCTGACATGCATCTTGTCGATATGACTAGGTTGTTGCATTCTATCTCTATCATATGTTAAGTTTGTTACATAACAAGTAATAAGAGGAACAGTAGGTATACCGTTTTCACTGTTGTGTTTCATAATTGCCGCGGCCTGCCTACTTGAATCACCGTAACGTACTGGTACAGTGTATAAAGTAGTATTACCATCTCTATCTGTACCAAATTCAACTTGATAGTGACTAAACATTCTTACAAATTGTAAAATGAATCGTCTAATCTGTTCGTCATAGAAAAATGTTTTAGCCATTTATTGATTTCCTTTTACAGCGTTAATTAAATCCTGTACTGTTTTTATGTTTTTACCCATTTCGTCTGAAATTTTTACACCTAATTCTTTTTCAACTTTTATTATTAATTCAATAGTGTCGAAGTTGTCAGCACCTAATTCATCTACAAGATGTGATTCTGGTTTAACGTTATCAACTTCTAAATAATCTGAAACTATTTTAATTACTTCTTCCATTTTAGTCCTCATCAGGCTCTAGAGCCTTGCTTAATCCTGTTTTACTTGATTTTGCTTGACCTTTGTTATCAACATACGTTCCTGTATTGTTAATAAACGAATCTCGTTGTGTAGTACCGTCACCGTCAAGTCCTGTTCTAACATTGTCCTCAATTTTAACCCAACGTTTACCGTCATATCTAAACAATCTATTTGGATTGTAGTCAAGTCTTAGAACAAAGTCACCTTCTAAAGCATTATTAGGAAATGATATTGCTGTAGTAACAGGAAAACCATTAGGTGTTTTACCATCACCAGTTAAGTAACCATTAGTCCAACCACCACCAACTGGTGATAATATTTCACTGTCAACAGTTCTGTTAGAATCTGCTTTCATGTTTGTATCGTCGGCACTAGTTCTTTTAGGATCAATAGGTTGGCCTTGAGCATCAGTTGGCTGTACATAAAATTTATCTACGTCATATCCTGACTTAGGTACATAAGTTTTTGCTTGATCAACTATTGCTTTATTAATTTCTAATTCTTTTTTGTAAGTGCTTAAAAGATTTTTTAAACTATTGTCATCATCAGGCTTACCTAATATATCTCTGTACTCTTGTGAGTCAACTAATGGAGTACATTTTACTCTCCATAAGTGTGGATACCACGTAGGTGAAAATCCTTCACTTGCTCGAGCGGCATCTTGAATAACATAGTATCTTCTTAATGCTCCATCTAGGTCTTCGTCTAACGGATAAAAGTCTTTTAAGTGTGGTAATTCTAAAACATCACCACTCATTAGTTTTCTTCCTAACATATCGATCATGTCAGTCATATGAAAGTTAATAAACAATGTGTCGTTTGCTAAAAATAAGCCAAACTGAGACAAGTCAAAGTCGATATCTTGTACGTTGTATATACCGCGTAGTTGATATACGTCTTGATCGTATTTTCTATCTCTATTTTCTAAGAATAATAAGTCTTGTATTCTGTTTTCGGTAATAGTATCATACTTTGGTTTAGTTTTATCTGTACCATCGCCTCCAAAAGTACCTAAATACTTGTGGATATTAATACCAGTGCCACCAACAGTGAACATTTCTCTGATTCTGTTGTCATGGAAACTGTAATCATTGGTTTTGTTTGGTTTCCACATCGATAATCTTGGCATATTTTTTTCCTAATCTTATGACATTAGTATTTATCGCTTGACAAAATGTCGTAAGATGTTATAATGTGCTGTAATTGTATATATAAGTTTGGACACCTCGACTCAGGAGAAGAGAATGGCACTTACAGCCCTTAAAGGATTATCAAAAACAAAAAAGAAAAAAAGAGCAGGTAATAGACGGTCCGCGGACAAGAGTTTAGAGCCTACTTGGGAAAATTGGCAAGAATTAACTGGTGAGCAATATCATAGGAAAAAAGTAGCCTCATCAGAATGGTACTATCAAACTTATAAAGCATCAGATCTATATCCATATGCTTTTGAATGGATGGCACTTAATGGCTATTCAAAAGAAGATATTAAAGCGGCCAAGGCCGCGGATAGTTGGGCAATTAGCCAAGTTGCCGCAATACACTGTAGAATGATGACAAGAGGTATGCCAGATTTTAATCAAAAAGAAGATGATTACTGGCAAACACTTCCTGGAACAATGGGGCATATACGCCCATCATCAGAATTTATTAAAAAGCGATTACAAGAAGCAATCGAAAAAGGCAAGTTAGTTGTTACTGAAAAGAAAGAAGAAGCAAAAGAAAAAGCACAGTACTATCAACCTACAATTCAAGAGCGTTTAAGAAAAGCATCTATTAATATGGCCGCGGATATGGACGATATTATAGAACAGCCTGTAGATGAGATTAATATTAAAGAATTTAGTCCTCTAAAAATGCTAAGACAAAAACAAGCAAAAGCAAATCATGGTAAAATCATTAAAGAATTTTACAATGATGAAATGATGGAATTAGAAGAAGTACTAAATCCTATTCCTCAATCAGTTAAAAGTAGATGGACAGAACAAGAACGTGACTGGCATGATCAACTACAAGAGTCATATGCTATTTTTACAAAAGATCAAATCAAGAAAAAGCATCAAGTATTAAAATTAGTTGTTGATGCTTGTGATATGATTATAGCAGAAGGTAAACTTACAAGAAAACCTAGAAAAGTAAAACCTAAAAGTGCTGAGAAACTTGTAGCAAAATTAAAGTATAAAAAAGCAGATGAGAAAACTGCTCTTGTTAGTATTAATCCTGCGGATATTATTAAAGCAGAAGAACTTTGGGTATACAATGCTAAAACTAGAAAGTTAGGAAGATATATTACTAGTACAATTGATCCTCTAAAGCAGAAACGTGATGGAACAGGGCTAGAAGTAAAAGGCACTACTATAATTAGATTCGATGAGAAGACTAGTATTGCTAAAACACTTCGTAAACCTGTAGAACAACTTGCTGAATTTAAAAAGTGTGGTAAAATACAACGTAAAAAATTCTTTGAAAGTATTAAAACTACTGAAACTAAATTAAACGGTCGTGTAAACCTAGATACTATATTACTGCTTACAACATGACATACGAAAATTTTAGAAATAAGCAAAGGTCAACATTTGACGAAGATAATCTAATTGCTTATGCTTATAGAACTAGAAAATATTTTGTTGATTGTACTACAGCGATAGATATTGGGTGTGGCATTGGTTATCAAACAGCAAAATTGAGTAGACTTTTACCTAGTATAAAATTTATTATGTTAGATAAAGACGGAGATGAAGAACCTGTTAATTTTAGCAAGACAGGATACATTCATAATGATTTAAGTTTAACAAAACAGTTTGCTAAAAATAATATTAATGGTGTTGTACATAACATAGACGATTACAAATGGAACGACCCAGCAGAAATAGTTTTTAGTACGTTGAGTTGGGGTTGGCACTACCCTATAGACGCTTACATAGGGCAAGTATTACAGTTAAAACCACTGTATATTATATTTGATAGCCGTAAAGAGCATAAAATAACTATTCCTAACTACAAAATCATAGATAGTTTTAGAATTAACCGTAAAGAAAATACTTTAGTTTACTCCCGCTCCTAGCATAAATACTACTACAGTAGGATAAAAATATGGCGAATACAGAACTTCAAACAGAAAAGCAAAAATGTATTGATTATGTACGTTACAGTTTAGGTGACGGAATGGTTGATGTTGAGTTAGATCCTCAACATTATGATATTGCTTTTAATAAAGCAACAGATGTATACAGACAGCGTTCATCAAACGGCGTAGAAGAAAGTTACGGCTTTTTAGAATTAGTAAAAGATACACAAGAATACATTCTGCCTGGCGAAGTACAAGAAGTAAGACAAGTATTTCGTAGAACAATAGGTTCAAGCCAAGGCGATGGTGCTAACAGTTTTGAACCATTTGAAGCAGGATATGTTAATGTTTACTTGATGCAGGCTGGTAGAGTTGGCGGATTAGCAACATACGAGTTATTTTCTCAATATCAAGAATTAACTGCTAGAATGTTTGGCGGACATATTAACTATACCTATAATCCTGTAAGTAAAAAACTTACTATAGTTAGAAAAGTAAATGAAACAGGCGAAAGTGTACTGCTTTGGTTGTACAATTTTAAACCAGATGTTACATTACTTAAAGACCACAGAAGTAAACCTTGGATATATGATTACACAAAAGCACAATGTAAGTATATGCTAGGCGAAGCAAGGTCAAAATTTGCCACTATTGCTGGCCCACAAGGCGGAACTAGTTTAAACGGTGATTCTTTAAAGCAAGAAGCCGCGGCAGAAATTGAAAAACTAGAACAAGACCTACTTAACTATACAG